TGGATGCGAAAAAACAGCTGAAGGAGACAAATATGCCGGAGCTGAAACAAAAGGTTGAGTCCTTGCACAACCAGATTTGGAGCTTCAAAAAAGATGTTACGCTGCCAAAAAAGGACACACGATATTTATATTCTGGAACAATTACAGATAGCCTTATGTCCCGTCATTTACGGGAACTGGTAAAAAATTCCAGTGAAGCCATTAGAACAGTCTCAGGGGTGGATTACACGGATATAATCATCAATGTGAAGTTCAAGTCTGATGTGATTGTTAAGTTGGATGAATATAAGCAAACGTATAATAAAGAAACAGGACTCATTGAACAGTTGGATGAGAAAAAGAGTAAGCAATTACTCACAAAAAGAGATTTAAGGAAGATGGCTTATAGGGATGGAATCACTATCAATGGAACACGATATGTAAACTTCCAGAGAACGTCCAGTAAGGCAAGAACTGGAAATTGTCTCTTCATTGATGAAAGATATTTTGCCGACATGGAATCATGGCAGACTTTAGCGATTCCGTTCAGAGAGAAGTTTGCGAAAGATGAAAAAATTGATATTGTGAGTACCAGAAGCTATGAGAGTTTGACTTCCAGTTCCATCATAGGAACACTTGACATTGATCCAAACTCAATCCTACTGATTGATGAAGCAGATGGAACACATACAATGCCATGTAATGTAGTTACACTTGATGCAGCGACAAAGAGGTTAAAGGTAACAGAACAAGATTATGAGAAGCATATTGACCTCTGGGATGGACAATCTCTTGCGGATGAATCTATCTTTAACACTGGAAAATATATTGACAGGAACGGGGATGAACATACTTATAAGGATAAAGGATTTTTACTTCTGAGGAATCACTTTTTCAAGAGTGCTATCTTTAACACAAAACTTCAGGAATATTACCATGAGAAGTTTGCCGGTGTGGATGATCCTGTAATTTATGACAGATTTGGAAATGCTTTCAAGCCATATGATGTGCGAATTGTCACAACAAAAAACAGTGTGAAAATTCTGAAGTTCGCAGATGTAATTGTTGAACACATGGTTTCAGATGATAAAAAGGACAGGTTGAGAGAACTTGAAGCTAATCCACGCTTACAGGAGCTTAAAGAGAAGTGTATCAGAATCAATAATAGAGCTACGGCAGCGAAGAGAAAGCATACTATCTTATCAAATAAAGGTGCATCTTCAGAAGAAATTGCAGAAGCAAAGCTGGAAGAACAAAAAGCTATTTCAGATCAAGAAAATCTTCTTCCTGAACTTGAAAAAGAGATTAAGAAACTGGAAAAGCCTATTAAATTTGAAAAGGAGCGATTGACCTGGGACTGGTACAGAGAGAAGTTGGTTGAAGATAAACAGTTATTCGGAGTCTGCAAGTACGAAAAGACCTCTAAATTTGGTGATCGTCAACAGTTGTGGTATCAGGTGTTGGACACACTGAATCTCGATGAAGAACAGCTCTGGAAAATCGTGGAACCACAGGTACATGAGATTAATCTCATGAAAAAATATCCAGCGTTCCTGAAGCATGGTTTGAACACGAAGGCTAGCGATACGGATAACATCGGAACACGCATGATGAAAGAACTTCTTCAGATTAACGAGAATATTACCAGGACAACATTGTACACGAACTACAGGCGAACATTCTTGAACAGTATTTTAGATAGACTCTATCAGGGAAAAATTCAGTTGAATAATTCTGATTTCTGTACGTTGGTTGGCAACCCTTATGAAATGTTGAGAGCATCCACAGGTGAAAAAATTGAGACAAGTATCTTATCTGATTTCCAGTGCTATTGTAAAAGGTATGCGGATGGTGAAGAGTTATACGGTTTCAGAAGTCCGCACATTGCAGTTGGAGAGAATGCGATTCTGAAGAATACATACCGTGATGAGTGGAAGTGGTTCAACTTTAGTGATAGAATTTTGGTTATCAATCTATGGGGAAAGGGTTGTTTCCTTACTGATATATGGGGCGGCAGCGATCAAGACTCCGATGTGTCTTACATTGGTAATGACCCTATAATCTTAGAAACAACAAAAGAAACTGTAAATTCTGGAAAATATCTTATTCCTATCAATGGGCTTTCACCCGAAAATGATCCAAAAAACTATACAAATGAAGAGATGGCATCCATTGATGGTAAGTTAGCAAATGACTTTATTGGAAAAATCTGTAACCTTGCAAGAGATTTACAGTGTTTCTACTGGCATCTGTACAATACTGGCACAGAGCAGAATAAAGAAAAGTATCTGTCACAGATTTATGATGATATTTGTATTTTGGCTAGTGCAAGCAATATTGCCATTGACAGTGCCAAACGCCGATACAAGGGTGTGAATCTTGCAACAGAAATTAGTGAGATAAGAAAGCGTCCGTATCTACAGGCTGAAGGTGCAGTATTACGGGATGATGGAACGTTACTTATCACAGAGCAACGTTATAAGAAAACAGTTGAAGAGTCAACCATCAGTGAATACAAGGAACTTGTGCAGCGTAGGAATGAAGCAACGACTGAAGCAGAAATTCAAGAACTCACAGAAGAAATTGACAATCTTTTCCTGAAGGTTAATCCAGATCAATACATGGTGCGACCGCAGTTCACCAAAGGGTTGAAGTCTACTCCGAAGAAGAAAAAGAAACACTTTACAGATGAAAAAGAAAAAGAGCTTCATCGGCAGAAACAAATTCTTCTGGCACAGGAGAGAAAAGCGTTAGAAGAAAAAATCTACATTCCGTTGGAGTGTACAATGGACAAGTTGGCGACTGTCATTAAAGAACATTTGGAACGTGCGGAAAGAACAAAAATGATCACATTTGTTGATATTTTGAATCCAATTCCGAAAGGAACGAAAGCAGATTACAACAGGATCGAAGCAATCAAAAAGATTGGATTAGAGTGGAATAATCGTCTGAATCAGGTTTATGCTAAATATGCCAGTGGTGATATTACCGCAGAAGAAATGTTTGAGTTAAAACAAAATCTGATACAGAATGCCTTGAATGAAATTCGGTATTCAGATGTGAACCAGACCATTGAGCGAAAGATTACGACTTGGGATATTCAGAAATTAATTCGTGATATATTTGACGTTCACCCACGCAAGGACAAACATGGCAAGGTTGTAAAAGATGAAAAAGGAAAAATCGTTCTGGATGATAAGAGGGATAAGCGACTTATCGGTGATAAGAAGAAGCACTGTCTAGGTCAGACTTTACTACAGTGGATATATGAGGTTTATCCAAAAGAGTTTCTTGCAGCGATTAAAAGCAACCCAGGAACAGTGACGTATCTGGAAGAGGTCACAGAAAATGTGACAAGTTCCAAAACATCTGTGAAGAGTCTGAAGGACTTGAATCAACTGATTACAAGGGATGAAATTTATGAATTATATGGAAAAAAATACCAGATAAAAACAAAAGTTGTACAATGATTCTTGAACAGTGTATGGGGGTATTTGGTGCGCTAAGTACCCCTTAAAGAAAATTCCCCATGTGCCCAAAATTGACATTGATAATATACAATAATATCATGATAAAAACAGAATGATGATATTTTGACATATTGCACTATATGGTATATAAAAATAATAATTATATCACTTATATAATGAAAAGTCAAGTGGTAAATTATAAAAACTGTTTGTTTTGTACAACATAATTTAGAAAGGTGGACAAAATGTCACAGGAAAAATTAAGAGATAGGCTTTTAGCTCTCATTAAGGGTGAGGGTATCAATCAGAAGTTTATCGCAAAACAAACACGCATTAGTGAGGGATTATTGTCTCGATTCAAGAATAATAAAGCAGAGCTGCATTTACTTGACAGGGAGTCCCTTGATAAATTCCTTCAGATGAAGGGATATTAATTTTGGTATCAGTATTAAGCGGTAATAGCTTTTAAATAAGCAGAAGTCCGCTTGATATTTAGATATATTTTTGTGATGGAAGACTATTGAAAAATAGTACGAAATTGCGAAGTTTTCAGTATAAGGCATTATCGGAGACTCCTTTTGAGGTTCATGATGTCTTTAATTTCCGTATTAAGTTTAATTATTTAATATTGCGAAATAATCATTGTGTTAAATTTGATTTTTTGTTTTAACAGAACAGGTTTTTTGGTGGGGTTCCCTGTACCTCCTTTAATTATTAAAAAAATCCCACCCATTTTATGATTATTACTTCCATCTGGAAGTTAAATATATTTTTGTGTAGAAAAAATATGGGTTCGTGTGAGCAACGATTTAGGGGCGAAGCATGAAAACAGGAATGGAGATAAAATTATGGAAAACACAAACACAGAAACAACAGTTGTAGATACAGAAATCAAAGATGGGGCATCCGCAGCGGATGAAACTACCAGAGAGGATGTAGATACAGTTACAATGTCAAAGACTGACTATGATAAAGCGATTCAGTCTGCCGAAGATAAAATCCGTGGTCATTATTCAAAAGAGGTTAAAGACCTGAAGGACAAGATCAAGGAGTTGACACCTGTAGAGAAGTCACAGGCTGAGATTGATTTAGAGAATCGTATCGCTGCCCTGGAAGAGTCTGAGAGGATTGTTGCATCTCAAAAGAAGAGACTTGAATTTCAGGAAAATCTTACCAATAAAGGATTAGATAAATCTCTGGTGGATTTTCTAAAAGAAGATACAGATGTGGATGCTCTGGTATCCGTGGTGGATGGAATTGTAAAATCCAGAATGAAATCTACGGGGTATGTACCTACAAGCCATGATTCAGATGATTTAGTGTCACAGGAAGAATTTAATAAAATGTCTTACGATAAACGTGTGGAACTTTATAAAAAGAATCCTACTTTATACGAGAGACTGACAAAAAGAAGAAAATAAAATGAGTGTGTGAAGCACCTATAGCCTATCGGTTATGGGTGTTTTTTATTGCTCAATTTTTTATGAAAGTGAGGAATTAACAATGAGCTTAGTTATTGGTTCAGTATATGCAGATGCAGTTAATAGTAAATTAGGTACTGCACTTAAAATGAAAGATATTGCAACAGATTATACAGATATGGTATCTGAGATTCTGGTTTATGGAGATGAGGTTCATTTTCCAACATTTAACAGACTGACAGATGCAGAGGAAGTTACAAAAGGTACACCACTTACGCCAGAGGAAATCGGTATGTCCGATAGCACTGCAAAAGTAAAACAGACTGGTAAATCTGTCAGAATTTATGATAAGGATAAGGCACAAATTAAAGGTGCGGTTGTGGATGCTATGTCTTCTCAGACCGCTGAAGTTATGGCGAAGAAAATTGATTCTGACCTTATTAAAGAAATGGCAGATAATGCGGTATATAAGACTGCACTCACAGGCACAGGCGAGCTTACTGTAGCTGCCATTGATAGTGCTTTTGATTGCTTCGGAGATCAGGTACAGAATAGTTCTTTTGCGGGTATCGTTGCACATGGAAAATTCAGAAGTGCCATTATGAGAATGGATGAATTTACAAAGATTGATAAAACATACGCTGCTTCTGGAAACGGTATTGTGGATGATGCAAACTGTATCGGTATGTGGAATGGTACAATCCCTGTATACCTTTCAGATCAGATGTGGGACGCTACAAACAGTGAGCCTGTAATTGCAATTGTTAAGAAGGGTGCATTAGGATATATCATGCAGAAAGAAACTACTGTCGAGGAGGAGAGAGAGGCGAAATTACTTGCTACTGACCTCATTGCGTCAAACCTCTATGCAGTAAAACTCTTAGATGCTAAAGGTGTATCTATTCTAAAGAAAACTATTGCTTAATAGCAAGTATGGATAATCTCATAGATTCTTACAATCTATGATTTTTTCATATATTGGGGTGTGATGTTATGTCACATGATGTAATGTTGCACCCTATCTTTTTAAGGCAATTATTATTTAAGGAAGGAAGATATAGATGTTAAGACCAAGTGATCTGAAGGATTATCGACTAATGAGAGGTCTGTCCCAGAGGGATGTAGCCATGTATTGCAATTTATCTCATAATTTGATCGGAGATATTGAGTTAGGACAGAGAAATCTTACAGAATATAATTATCAGGAATTTGTCAAGGGTATCAATGCAGCGTCACAGGCGAAAGTCAGAGGTACATTTGATGAAGATAAAAAGAAATTCAATGAAGAAGAGAATGCGTATGAGAATAATCGGCAAAAAGAAAAGAGAGCTGCCGAGAAGAAATCTACGCAGACTAAGAGAAAAAGCACGAAGCCGACTCCCAGTAAAACGGTGAAAGTGGAAAAGTAGGAAGGAGACAAAGTGTTTAAGATAATGATAATGAATGTAATCGTGGGTACTTACATAGGTATCTGGACACGATTACGAAAATGGAATTTGACAGAAATAAGAGTCTTGTTAAACAGGAGTTGTTGAACAGTCTGCCGGAGTGGTGGACAGAAATAAATCCAGAGGATTACTATTTAGTGCTTACCGATGATGTGGATTCACTCTTTAGCACTAAGCGATTAAATACCCTATTTGGAGTAGAAATAGGCGGTTTTTATGATTTTAATAGTGGTCTTTGGCTCAATGAAGAAAAAATCGGCTATGGGTGGAAAACACCTATCTTTGTAGACCTCTCAGTAGGTCAAGATCAATTATGTTTCGACAATCATCGAACATTTCTAAATAACCCGTATAAGGTTAATCCAAACAATTTTCACAATGGAAGATTTTACGAAAAATATAACTTCGGAACATTAGCTCTAGTATGTGCTTTATATGGCGGTGTAGAGCAGATGGACGAAGAACTAAGGACGATGATACTTGCAGTTGATGGCGGTTTCATCGGCTATTACAACAAGGGTGGGAAGTATTCTCACATAAATGTATATTGGTTAGAACAGTTGGGACTTACAGAATATCTTTTACCAATACTGGAAAAGCATGATATGAAATATTTCCAGGACTTCTCAGTTGAGCATGGTCTTTACGATAAAATTACTATTTCAGAGGATGGATATTTAGATTCGCCTACATATGAGGTGCCAGATTGTAAATTTGAGCTGGTGCAACCAATTAAAAAGGTATTTACGTCTGCCTATGATGCAAGGCAGCGTGTAAAAAATAATGAAAAAATTATAGTCTCGGCAGAGACTTATCAGGATCAGTATGTCCTGAATATCGCAGTTTAAGCGAAATATAGGAGAATAAGGAGATTAATTATAATGACAAAGGTTGAATATACAAAATTCAAGGAAAATTTGAAGAAGAGATTTTACTGGTGCTATTCCACTGGTGAGAAAAAGTATCTCACTGAAAAAGGTTACAAGTATCTATTCCGTTGTACCCATTTTGAGACGGGAAATTTTTTCTGGGTTTACGATATTTCAGATGCACTTATGGAAGATGTAAAAATCTGGAAATCGCAATACCAGAAAGAGAAAGTGAGTGAAGCGGTGGTTGAATAGCAGTCTCACATCTGAAGAAATTTATGATCGTTACGGTCATGGACTTTCTGAAGAAAAAATTATGTCATTATATACATACGAAGCTGGGGAAATGTCAAAGGATAAATATATCGGTAAGGAATATATGATTACATATGATCCTCTTACTGCATATGCCCTTCGACAGAAGTACCCAGTAATCGTATGGGGAAAAACATATAGAAAGAAGAGAGCTTTTGTGTTCCGAAAATCAAGACCTAAGATGTTAGAATTTTGATTTTTTGAACACGTATTATAGAAAAATAAAGGATGGTAGTATATGAAACATTTACTGGAAAAAGGAATTGTAGTAATTGACAAATTCCAAGGTGATCCGGCTTATTTTTACAAATATTATGATTATTCAGAATCTTGTAATGGTGGAATTGTGATTGAAAAAATTAACAATGAGATTCTTTGTATTAATTATGATCCATTTAAGGACGAAGGAACGTATTTTAATTTATCCAACTATCAGAATTTAATTTTGATTTGTGTAGAGCATAATACACCCTATAAAGTTGTTGAATATTCTGATGGAATGTATATAGAAAGAAAGCCTGAGTTTAAGGATCATGTGATAAGTAATTTTGTAAAAGAGGAAGTTTATAGAGGATATGTTCATCCGACAAAACAGATTTAATGAAAGGACAGCTTCAAATTGACAGAATATAGAAATAGCAAGCGTCCCAACAGGAAGAACTATATGGGATATGTTACAAGATGGAATAAGCGAGGTTACGGATTCGTCCGTTGCTATGATGATGGAGAGATTTACTACTGTAGCCAAAAGGTTATCAACGGAGAGCCGTATCTGGTACAGGGTTCGATTGTAAATTTCCAGATTGGACATGGCGTTGACAGGAACGGAGAACCTATGAGTTATGCGTACAATCTTCTGATGGTGGAAGAACCAGAGAAGAAGCAGAAAAAGAAAAGAAAGAAGAGAAAAATTAACAATGGCGAATAAAAATGCAAATGGTAGTGGCAAGCCAGTCTGTACGGAGACTTCCATATACCAGACCTTAAAGGCGATGCTTCACACGGATACAAAAGTGTACTATGTCATGTGGAAGTATTGTCCTGAATACCTGAAAGATCATGAAAGTGACCCCATTATGACATTTGATGATCTGAAGAACAGATACAGAGTTTTCAAGGATACAATCACTGAGAAAACTTGTGAAAAATATATGCTCGAAGAGGGTGTGCAGAATGCGGTACTATGGGTACTGAAGCGGTTACACCAGAAGAAGCAGATAGAACTGTATAATGCCTACTATGAGAAAGCACTGGGCGGTGATGTACAGGCTTTTAAAGCATTTGAGGATTTTTCCGATAAATTCTTTGCGGAAAATAAAGAAAATGGTCTTGTTGCACTTCTGAACAATGTTTCAGAGGAAGATTTAGAAGATAAAGAGGATTATTCCTATACATACACAGAGTAACAGTGAGAACAAACAGTTTTATGAATATTTATATACCAAAAACAGCGGATTCGGATTCACTGAGCAACAGGACTTAGATATTTTGAAAAAATTATATCCAGAAGCACGGCATATCAAGGTGATATACAGTGTTCCTGGTGAAGCGTATTTTGTATTAACACACTAGAGGTTGCATGAGTCATATCATGCAGCCTTTTTATTTATTAAAAAGAGGTGAAGCACAATGACAAGAGAAGAAAAGTTAAAAAAGATAGTCGCTGATCCTGTCTTGTGGTGCCGGTGTTTTTGCAACATTGTTGACAAGACAGGAAGGAAGGTAAGGTTTGAGCCAACTTATCACCAGAAATTATTAGCGAAGAATTTCGGAAAATTTAATATTGTGGCGAAGTCAAGACAGTTGGGTAAAAGAACTGACAATGTAATAAATGCGTAGTTGTCAGTATGCCGTTCATAGTGAAATCGTCATGTAGCTATGAATTATTAGTGGAAAAATAAACTGGAAAATGGTTTGCAACCATAATCAGAGAGTGAAGGCTATGTGTAAAAGTATAGTCAACCGCAACGCATAGAAAGTGAACCTGTAATTGAGATATTGCAGAATATAATCTTTCCAAGAGTTTCCGCTATCGGACGATACAACCGCAGAAGTTGTGATAAAAAGCTATGCTAGGCTACATTGTAATGATGTAGAAGTAAGGATAAAAAGCCTTACGATAATATAACGATAACGTCTTGGGCGATAGCTTATAGCCTGTACCTGACCCACACAAAACCTGATGTTGTATGTATGTTGATGGGATTTTCGTTGGACACGACAGATATTGTTTTTAAAAAACTGAAAGCAATGTATGATGATCTTGATCCGTCAGTAAAGATTAAGGATGTGGCGAACAACAGGAAAGAAATTATTCTTGAGAACAGAAGTCGTATCGTATGTTGCGTATGCGGTACGAAGGACGCTGCTAGAGGATCGACGCTTCGATATGTCCATTTAACAGAGGTGGCGTTCATGGATGATGAAAAATTAAAAAATCAGTTGGTAGCGATTGAAGCTGCATTACGTCCAGATGGTCAGATTGTACTTGAATCAACATCCAATGGTATGAATATGTGGTATGAACTATGGCAAAAAGCTGTTCGCCATGAATCACAATATATTCCCTTTTTCTTTAGCTGGTTGGATGATAAGAGACAGTTTATTCAGGAATACGAACAGAATACAGAAATCTATTTCAATCGCTATGGGAAATATCTGGATTTTGAAGAACTGGATGAAGAAGAAATTTCCTTATTCTATAAAATGGACGGGAATAATAACCCCCTTGCTATGAAAAAACTTATGTGGCGAAGAATGAAAATCGCTAATATCGGCATAGAGAAGTTCCGACAGGAATATCCGACTACGGCTACAGAATCATTTCTTGTGTCCGGTAATAATGTATTTGATCTTGAAAAGATTCAATCCAGAATGAATGGTCTGTATGATACTAAACCCCTTTCACAAAATAATTTGAAAAAATTACCTACGCTAATGAAGAAGTGGAAGAAAGACTGGTATATGTGGCGTGAACCTAGGCTGAATGAACACTTTTTTGCCGGTGTAGACACAGGAGAAGGAATTGGATCAGATAATAGTGTGATTGAGATTGTAGATAAAGATGGTCTACAGGTTTTTGAATTTGCATCAAACAAAATCAAGCCCTATGAATTTGCCGATTTGGTAAGAGAAGTAGGAGAGTATTTCAATACTGCCCTTCTGGTAGTAGAGAAGTTATCAGCCGGTCATACTGTCGTAGATAAACTTTATGATGGTGAAAATAGATACATACGATTATACAAGTATAAAGAATATGATGCAAAAGGAAAAGCAAGAAAGAAGCCAGGATTCCAGACCTCATCTAAGAGTAGACCTATTATTATTAACAGGTTCGTGGAGATGTTCGAGACAGGACAGATTCTTTTAAACAGTAAGAAGCTGCTTGATGAAATGAAGTCGTTCCAATTGGACGATACCGGCAAGCAACAGGCGGTAAAGGGTGCAAAGGATGATAGAGTTATGGCTTTTGCAATGGCTCTGGAAGGATCGGTAAACGGCATCTGGTATATTTAATGAACATTATTTATGATAAATACAAAATTGAAAGGAACTTAAATGGAATATAAAGATTATAAAAGGATACTTGATGAAGCTATGGTAAGTTATGTAAACCACGGCGGTAGTACATACAATATGAATTGTGTTCTGAAGGAGTATATTTTTTCCTACGACAATGAGTCTATGGCAGAAGATCACAAGAAACACTTATCAGATAAAGCAGTGCAAGCTATCTTAAATAAAGAGAAACTGCCGAAAGGTATTAGATTAGAAAAGTGCATATGGCACAGAAAGGATTGATTTATGAGAAATCCTATTGAAACAATAAAGAATTTTTTCAAGAAAGGAACGAGTATGAATACAGAAAAAGCGAACTGGTTCAAAGATGAGATAGAAAAGACACGATATAAGGACAGGATCAGTAGAGTTGAGGACATTGACGATTATCTGAGAAGGAATCACAAGGTTTTACAGATTCCCTCTTTTGAGTTTAAGGGGCATACATTTGAACCTACCCGACTTGTTCTACAGACGTTGCGAAGTATCATAAAATTTCATTCAAGCTACATCTGCGGAAGTCCGGTGTCTATTACCGGAGACAAGGAATTTGTAAGTATATTGAATACCATTTATAAAAGAGGTGGTTACACAAAAACTGACTTGGAAATAGCGAAAGACCTGATTACATATGGCGATACTTTTGAATATGTTTATCTGGATGGAGATAAGATCAAGTCAAAGTTGATCAGAAATAAAGACTCTTATCCCCTATACGACTCTTTTGGAAATTATACCCATTTTGTAGAATACTGGAAGGATGAAGATAGTAGAGCAGACCATTACGTTGTGTATTATCCAGAGAAGGTGGAGATTTATGAGAATAGCACATTGATCGACACTAAACCAAACCTTACAGGACTTCCTATCTGGTACAGTGCAATGGATAAGTCAAAGTATGACAAGTTTGGCGATCCATTCCCTCTTGACCTTATGGGAATCATGGACACAATAGAAGCATTGCTATCGAAGCTGGATACTGCGGTGCAGACTATGAGTTTATCCCCTATTGGTGTAGTCAGTGGACAAAGATTTGATTCAAGTATGCCTACTAATATTGTTGGTGCAGTTATGAATCTTGAAGATGGAGCATCGTTTAATTGGGCGAATGCTCAGATGGACAGGGAGTCAATTAAATTGGAACTGGATTATGTGATCCAACAGTTTTATGCCATCGCTTGTGTGCCTTCAAGTATCATGGGGCAGAGTAATGTTGCGAATGTTTCGGAAACATCTATCACCATGCTTTACCAACAATGCGATAACTTCGCAAGACAGTATATTGCATCCATGAAAGAGGGATTTGAGAAACGACTTGAATATATCCGAAAACTGATGGAGTATAATGGACAGACTGTCTCTGATGAAGTATTCGATAGTGTAAACTTCTCCTTTAATGTTGCAAGACCTGTAGATAATGCAGCCGATATGGAGAATATGCAAATTCAGTATAATTGTGGTGCAATTTCCAAACAAACTATTATTGATCGTTCACCATATACTACTGATACCGCACTGGAACTGAAGCGTATCGAGGACGAAGCAAAGGTTAATGGTGAGTCTGAAGAAGAGACAGATGATCCACTGGAAATTGTGACAAGTACCAAAACTGAAGAAGTAATAATTGACGATAAGGCAGATTAACCCTTTATTTATTTGATGGAGTAACAAAATGTTACCCCATATTTTTTTGAGAAAACATAGAAAGTGAGGATCAGAATTATATGTATCCATGTTATCAGTTAATTCAAATAGTAGAGCTGCCGGAAAATGGCGGTAATAAGTATGCAGTAAGATTCCTGGCACAGATGGAGTATTTTGATTATGATTTCATGTGCAAGAATGCCCTGAAGGAATTTTTGTTTACAAATAAATATGACAGCGGAGAATATCTTATCATCCGTGATAATGAAGAGTATGGAGATGTTTATGTAACCGAAGCAGTTTGTATCTATCGGTGTAAGGACAAAGGAAGTTATGTTGATTTCAAAATCGCCGGTGAAGAGTGGAAGAATCTGGTAAAAGAAGTTCTGGAAAAGTCCCCTATTATCAAACCATCCCTTCAGATTCAGACGATGCACAAATTATCAGTGCCAAAGATTATACCAGAATAAATATATGTGGGTATCGGTGAACTGCCGGTACCCTGATTATATTCAGATACGATTCCATCATGCAGTTTTTCATGGCTTTGTCATGCCAGACCTCATTCTTCATGTATGGTGGGATCATATGTGGATATAATAAAAGGGAGACACGAATTTGCGTCCCCCTTACACTTGACTTTTTACGGTCAAATGTTATAATCAAGTTAGAAAAGCAATCAAGAGATTTTGACGTGTCTAATGGTTGCTTCTTTCCGAATAAACAAGTTATAAGGTTACAAAGCAAAACAACACGGGCTATCCCCTACGGCAATAGGGAATAGCCTTTTTGCTATTTGCGGTGGTTATCTAAATAGGTCAATGCCGTAAAGATAACCAATAAAAGTGTCAATACTTCCATTGTATTCATGGCATTACCCCCTTTCCGTTTCTGGAAAGGTACAACCACCAGACTATCCCTATCACGTTCTAACCTGATAAGGGAATTATAGCATAATTTGTCAATAATTGCCAGATAAACTCTGTTGACATAGGAGAACAAAAGTTCTATAATAAATATGTTGGAGAATTAGTGTTATATGAACGGCGATGGCGCACTTGCAGAGGATATGACCCATTAAATATGATGGGTTCTATCCCCTGTACACTGTACAAAAGATTAAGATGGTAAGATCCTTTTTGGACATTCCATACATACACACTTTTTTATGAGAGTATGCAGCGCGAGTTGTGTACTCTTTTTATTATCCCCATATTCTGTATGGATTCTTAGAAAAATGAAAATGAAAAATGCTCTGTGAGCCGTTTTCGTGAAGTCCGATGTGGAATTGTCAGTATTGACTTTCTGAAAATCGCTCTGAGAGCTTTTATTTCACGGTCGAAATGACCGTAGATAAGTCGAAAAGATGACCGTGAGGATTAGAGCCGGATTTTTAGGTTGTATTCACGGCGGATTTTATCGCAGTGACAAAGGGAGTCATAAAACGTGACATTCCTAGATTCAATCTAGGCTTGCACTTAACCCCATATCTGAAAAAATGTGATCAGAAAATCTTTCATGGAAAATTCTTGTATCTGAGTTTCAGATTTGAATATTATTTCACTACACAATTTTGTGGAGTCAGATGTGATCATAATTCTCGTTATGCAGCGTCCCCAGATTTGGTGACGGTTGTCATTTGGTGACAACTGATATAGTATGGCAGCGTTCCCTGATTTGGGAATGCTCTAGGACTAAGTTAAACTTAGGGGGTATGCCGGAAAG